GGATCCGCTGGATGATAGCTGTTTTTCCTGCCTGGATACCACCGGCAACCAGCACAAAACCACGCATACCTTCAGCAGCACCAGACATGCTTTCACCCAGTTCATGAAAGCTTTCACCCATCACGGCAATGACCTTCATTCCTTTTTCAATAGCTTCCTGGAACTGTTCAGTTGTTTTAATTTCCATCACCACCATCCTTCCATTTACCGCCAATAATGAATTTAGCCTTTAATCTTTCAGATGTTGAACTTCCTAGGCTTTCACCGGTGGAAACATCAACACCCTGTGGTTTTAAACCTGGATTATCAATGAAGCCACCCAAAGGAAACCTGACCTGTTTCATTGCCTTAAACATCCCGATCCTGGCACCTATCAAATCAACATCATGTTTCAGGAAAGGAAGGTGTTTTTCTGGTGTAAAGGCACTGGAAACACGAAGATGGATCACCTGAAGCTTCAGCACCTGTTCAAAGATGGCCATCCTTTTATTCAGGATGAATTCCATCTGTTCAATTGAAGTTGTTTTCATTTTAACTGATTAGACTGATGATAAAATTAACTGATAAATACATTAATGATGCTGCAATAGAAAGGATTGCAATCCAGGTGACCTGTTTAGTCCGGTTTACTTTGTTCATGATGTGATGTGTAAGATTTATTGTTGTTCATCACAAATATATATTTTTATTTATATTTCACACCAATAATATAAACTTTTATTTATTCATCATTTTCATTCAACTGGGCATTCAGATACCCTGAACACTGTTCACCTTCCTTTTCATGACACATGAACCTTTTACCTGGTTCAAACAGGCATTTTAAGGCATCAATGACAACTGGATCTTCATTGGCTTCAGTACCTGGTTTGAATGCACACCCATTGCACATCTTGTGTGGTTCACATCCCAGTAATGTGGCCTTTTCAGCACCCTTTCTGGCACACTTCACAATCATCTGTGCAATCAGGGATCTTTGTTCTTCCTTCATAAGTTTAGTTATTAAAGAAATCAGATGTTTTCTTCAGCATCAACATTTCAGATAAAGTGAACAGCAGTGACCATTCATCACCAGATTTGGTTCTAACATTCAGGATCTTCTTCCCTTTGTATGGCCACGGTGTTTCATAATAGCTTTCCAGGTGGGAAATATTAATGACAACAGGTGAAACATAAAAGTAATGATCAACACCATTTGTGTCAATACCCTGCCTATTGGCTTCATTACCTTCTTTAGTCAGGAAGATGGCTTTGAATACCTGTTCAATGCTGTTCACTGGGATACGGTATTCCATAATTATTCAGCGGATCCAGTTGAATTTTTAATCTGTTCATCCTTGATTTTAGCTTCATAATCCATTTCCCAGATGAACACCCTTCCAGGTGGAACAATTTTATTGTAAGGATCTTCCAGTGGCACACCCCAGTGTTCAGGATCATATTCTGAAACAGGGATGATCCCTTCACTGTCTTCATTATGGAAGTAGGTTTCTTCTGAAACATAAGCTTCACCTATTTCAACATAATCTTCTATCTGTGTGACTGTTGCTGGCTGTTGCAGCTGACTTTCATTTAAGGTGTTCAAGAATTCTTTCAGGTCACCCAGGGTTTTAATTTCCATTTGATTATTTATTTAAGTTTTAACATATTATTACTCATTAATGATGGATCAGCAGCAGCCAGGGCTGAAAATACAGTGACCAGCTTTCCCTTCATGAATTCATTAACAGCATTGAAGAACTGTTCAGCTGTAACATTAAGATCCAGGTTCTTTTCAAGCTTCAGCACCTTTGGCCTGGATTTGTATGTGTTAAATTCAAACCCACCATTATAGTTTGGACAACTAACAACCAGTGCATAATTCGGATTTATGACAGCGGTGAAGGTTTCTTTTTGAATTCTGAATCCTGGATATTTCATTTTCTTCATCAGCTATTAATGGATTTGATGTAATCCTTCACGGACTGGATCCTGGATTTTAAGTCATCCGGATTGCTACTGTCCAGGTTGCTTTGCGCCATCACCATTGCTTCCTGGATGGAATCACCGTGGCCAATTTGGGCACCACTGGTGACTTCACTGATGATCATGGTTTCAGGGAACAGGTGCTGGAAGTTGTGGTCAATTTCCTTTATTGGATCAAAGGGATCTTTATGAAGGGCAAATTTAAATTCTTCATAACCTTTGAAGAAGACTTCTGTTCCGGTTACTTCCATAGAACGGGAACCCCATGTTTCTTGTTGATAATGGATTGTCAATTTCATGGCTACTTCATTAGATCGTTAAACCTTAATGCAATGATCATCAGTCCCAGGAACATACCTTCAGTTACTGATAAGGCACCAAAGAAGACACAAATGGTCAACAGTGCAATGATTATACTGTAAAATGCTTTCATAATTAAGCCCCCGTGTTTTGTGATAAAATAATACCTTTTTTCTGATCAGCATGGGCAATACCCAAATCAGTTGCTGATAAATTACTTTTATCAGTCCAATCATCAATATATCCACCAGGGATGATTGATAAAGCTTCATCTTCACTTTCAGCAACACAGACAAAAGCTTTATATTCATTCCAGCTTACTTCATCTGTTCTTTCAACTAAGTATATTTTCATAATTATTATTTTTCAATATAAAACCATCCATCCTTATTTCCCTTTGCCCGTTTCAGTACGGTATTGACAGAAACTTTAAGTGCTTCAGCTGCTTTCCTGGCTGACTGATAAGAAACACCATCAATCTTCAGATAAGGAAACTTCATTGGCTTTGATCCCTTCAGATTGTTCATGACCAGTCTAGGATCCGGACTTTCAGAATGAAGGTTTTTATTCACAATACCCTGAACCAGATCTTCAACCACCTTTTTATCCTTTGATGGCCTGATGGACTTTGTGGCCTTCTTTGACTTCACAGCACGCTTGCCAGGTTCAGCAGCTGGCAAAGGATCCCTGTTTGAAAGTTTGGCCATCATTTCAGGTGTGATCTCTGTTGCTTCAGACATGAAGGCATCTTTTATTTTGTTAACCACCGGATCCTTTGAAGGCTTTCCTTCCAGGATGGCATCATGAAGCTGGTTCCCCAGTTCCATCATTTCAAATGCTTTAGTGTAAGGGATGGCACCATCTTCATCATTGAATTCATTCTTTGATGTGGCATACATCTTCAGCAGCTGTTCACGGGTAAATCTTCTAACCAGCTGAAGTGGCTTCTTCAATCCCTTGAATGAAGCCGGAACTTCATCACTTAGAAGTTTAACTGTCCAACCTGTTAATCCCTTTTCCAGTGGGACAACTTCATAGGTTTCAATTTCAATCACTGTGGCATCTGGCGCAATTAAATACCCTGATAACTGGTCATACTTTTTATAGATCATAATTTGGTGGTTTTTGGATAACGTTTTTGGAATATAAGAACACTTTTCAGTGTTGATTTTAAGAACTTTTGTGTGTGGTATCGCTGTGAATGTGTGGTGTGGTACTCATGTGAAATTTTCACGTGAAAGAATCCGGAAACAGAAGCAATCCTTTCATCCACTGACACCACAATATAAACACAGTCCTTTATGAAGCTGTATTGGTTTGCTGGAAGTGCCAGATCACATTCACCATATCTTTTCAGATATTTGGCTTCCTGTCCACCAAAGTACCTTCCAGTTTCATTCCATCCGAAATATTTTATCTGAATAGGTGAAACACAGGTGTACAGGAACCGTGGATCCTTTGCTGTTGCCATTTCTTAAAAGGCAATAACATCAGCACCAGTTTCAGCAAAGATCTGTTCAATCTCTTTAGAATTTGGATTTCCAGTAACTGTCACTTGAATATAAGCTTCAGTTTCAATTCTGCCTTCAAAGTAAGAAGCTGCAACTGTTTGTGTTTTAGTTGTAAATGATGAATTTTTCATTTCAGTAAGATTTATTGTTCATTCCAAAGGTATAAACATTTATTTATATTCCAAATAAAATGAACAGAAAATGAACACTTTTTATAAAATAAATGAACACTGTTCACTGAACACCACGAAAATGAACAGATTTTTGAACAAAAAAAAATGAACAGCCAGTTTATTGGTGTTCATTGTAAGAAATATTGTTCAGTTTTTATCAGAAGTGTTCAGTGTGGGTGCCCTACATCAAAGGAGAAATGAACACCTTTTTCTTCCCAGCTTTCAACAATTGCATCATCCATGTCCAGTGCAAATTCCAACGGCTTTGGCCACTTTGGTTCTGGCTTTTTAATGATCCTGGTGCCATGCTTCAGGAAGGCTGGATGATGTTTGCGCTTTGTTCGGATACTTTCCAGGTGATCCCTGTTCATGGAAGAAAAGAAGTATTCAAGTGTGTCAGCGTAGTGATCAAACATTCACACCACCTTTCTTCAATTCCTTCTTTCCCTTTAAGGTGGCCACTGAAGAAGCCTGTCCAGTCAGTTCATTCAGCCTGGCCTTCCTGATGATCACAGGCTTATCCCAATACAGATCTGGTGTTTTATCAGTCACGTGGGTTTTGCCATTGTACGTGTAATGGATATGTGTGAACCTGGAAGACCTGGAAAACTCCACACAGAAGGTGTTCACACCCAGTTCAGAAACTGTTCCTTTTCCTAGTTTTAAAGACCAGACCTTCTGGCCTGGTTTTACGTTTTTGAATGTTCTTTTCATGAAATGCTTTTAATGGATTGTAAATTCTGTAAATACTTTGGTTAATATAAGCCGTTTTAAGGCACTTTAGTTTTATTATGGATCATCTTGTAACAACTGTATAAGATGAAGCCACAGGTGTGACATTTACCACATTGGTGGCTTTATTTCTTGTATGGGTTGCCAGTGGGAAAAATAAGCCACAAACCATTGCTTTGTCCACACAATACCATCCCAGGACTTTGGTGAATCTTCCATCCGGTTGTAAATCTTTGACCACACATTAACCAGCTGCCCTTTCTTTGGAAGATCTTCTTCCTTTTCCATCCTTATCCAACCATTGTTTCCTTCAATCCCTTCCAGGTCTTTAGGTCGCCACGTGTACTTTCCATCTGGATTGATCCCTATGATTTCAACATCTGTTCGGTCAAAATTAAAGTTCTCATACTCCATTCTATTTGTCAAGCCATGACCAATGACCTTCCTAGTTATCCAGCCGTTTTCATTAATCAAACCCTTCACGTTTTCCCAGGCTGAACCATAAGCCTTTTCAATCAGTTCCATCTTTGGACTTAAATCCAGAACCTTCAGCTGCTTTGGTCGCCACATGCACGGATTAAATTCCTTAGTGGTTTCAAAATATTCTTTCCTTCCATTGACAACTTCCCACAATGTATGTTCAAGTTCTTTATTTTTACCGTACAGGCTTAAAACTGCCCATCCTGATTTCATGTCAATGATGGATTTGAACTTTTCAAAGTGTTCACCCCATGCTTCTTTTATTGCTTTTTCCCTATCCATTTTATTGTTTTTTCAACCAAAAATCTGTAACTGCTGTAAATAACTGCTTTAAAATATGTGTTTCTATGAACAACGGTGGTAAACTTTCCAGATCCCCCTTCTTCACCCTTATCCGTGCCTTATGTCTGCTATATTTCACCCTGACTTCAATTTCCTGATCAAAGCATTCAAACACCACCACCTTCAGTGGATTTTTCATGTCTGGGATCTGTATGTTCACCAGGTTCTTTGGATCCAGACTTTCAGCTGATGAAAATATCTGAAGTTCCTTATTGAATAGATTAATTGTCTTTTTCATCTTCCCTTCCCTTTAAAAGATTTATTGATCTTTTTGCATTTCTGATGGTCTTAAAATACCATAAGCCAGGCAACCAAAACGCTGATCATCATCAGTGACACCCTTTTTAAACCTTTCTTCCCTTCCGGTTATAGAATACAGCTTAAAGCCTTCTGGAATCGAATTATACCACTCCCCAGGCAAAAGAATTATATCATGATCAACTTCCATTTTTTCAACTGGATCATCACCACGGCCTAAATCAAAATCAACAGTCCCAGCTGCATTCAGGTTCATATCATAGGCCGGTATTGCTAGGATGTTAATTTCTGGTTTAGCAGCATTTTCTTCAGCCACTTTGTTAATTGTATCCCAGATACAGAATCCTAATCCTTTCAAGATGTACCACGGTGCATTGGTAACCGTATCAATGAATTCCTGGTCATTTGCAGGAATGTAATTGAAATCCAGCTTCCATGTTCTTTCATGCTGTGAAACAGCCACACTGATTGTCTTTTTCATACTTCTTATTTGTTTACACTTAGTTAATTTTTTTAAACGTTATCGGCCTGTTAAAATCAATTTCGTTCAATTCAAACATCACATTACAGGGATCAATGATCTTCCCTGGCATGTCGGTACAATGAAGGCCGGCACTGGTGTCATGGAATTCATTCAACAGCATTACTTCACGGCAAAACAGATCAAAGTCTTCAGCTGACATCTTTTCCAGTAGACCAATAAACCAGACTTTACTGAATTGTTTGTCACCCAGCTGGCTTTTTTGGATGATTTCTGTTGATACTCTTTTCATTTTACTGTTTTCTAATGGGCTTTTTTATGGTTCCTTTCACTATTTCATCCACTACTTCCTGGATGGTTATCACCTTTTTAGGATATAGTTCATTGTAGTCCTTAACCCTTTGAATCGTGCTTTTTGCAATGCTTTTTATAAAATTTTCCTTAATGGTCATACAGTTAAATTTTAACGTTTGACATTTCACCAGGGAACCTGACAGATCTGTTGTGTGATATTACCATCACCGTGGCCACATGACCATAAGAAGAAGAAAAGTAATCTGTTTGGTTTTTAAACTCCACGGTGAACTTTCTTCCTTCTTCCTCAAAAAACAGGACTGGTGTGTCCTGTTTTACGGTTTGTTTGTATGGCTGGCCTTTGATCACTTTCCCTTTGCACTTGATGTGCCACAGTCGTTTGGGCTGTTCCATAATTAGGTGTCTGGATTTTCTGAACATCCGTAATTGGAACACCCATCTGTTCCAGTTTCATACCCACAGGAAGGACAAAGGTCATACTTCCTGAATGAAGCCACATCTTCCTTTACAATTGAATAACTGTGGCCATTTGATATTTCAAACTGGTAATCCAGATCATTTTCTTTGAAATCCCTTTCAAAGTCAACAGGATCAAAGCTTTCCTTTTCCCCGTTTTTCATTGTGAATTCTATTCCTACGGTTGCCATAATTTATTTTCAATTAACATGTTAACTAAATTATGAGGAAGATATTCAACACAATCTTCTTCAAATGCTTCAATTACGCTTTCCAGGTCATCTGGATGACTGAAGATCTTTTCCAGAACTTCTTCTGATGGTTTTTCCATATTTATTTTACTAAGTGGTTTAATCCCATACGGGTATATATTTCATAATTATAATCAAAGGATCCTTTACACCTGTTGTTCGCTTCCCTGTCCTTTCCTTCTGTCCCGTGGCATATTTGGTGGGCTTTAAACAGTGTTCTGGAAATTACTTTATTGCATGTTTCCGGATCTCGCTGATGACCTTTTTCATCAGGCTTAAATGGGCACGTTTTACAGTGTGCCTTCATCACTGGTAGTTCAAAGGCTGGTTTCATAATTACGGCTTAAAATTTTACCTAATTTGATGATGAAGACTTCTTCAGTGGATCCACCCCATTCAGGCTTTCCTTTTCCAACTAAAATTTCTTTGAATTCAATTGTGATCCTTCTGGCATCCTTACTGTAACCATGTTGGAATTCCACCACATCAAATAGTTTGGCTTTCACAGACCATTTGTCAATGTTGAAAAGAAAGCCTTCCCTTTCATCACAAATGATCTTTTCCAGAAGCCGGTCTGACCAGAACTTCTTCAAATCCCTGTATTCATCTTTTTTAATTCCCTGGTCAATCATATCAAACCATTTGCCCTTCAGCACCAGGTGAAGCTTTTTAATCTGATCCATGACTAAAATATATACGGTTCAACACTTCCAGCCTATCCTGTTCTTCCTGGCTCATGAATCTGTTCTTCCTGGATTTATATTCCAGAAGGATATTTCTTTCCATTTCTTCACTATCAGTCAGCTTTATCTTTACAGGATTATCAATTTGTATAATTGGATGCACAACACCATTTATAAAACCAAATGCCCTTTTCAGGGTATCAACAGCTTCATTATATAGATCCCAGTCACCATTCATCATGTTCATCAGCAGATGTTTTTTTTCCTTCAGATATACAGCAGCAAAACCAGGATCATGTTCCACAATGGACTGTGTATTATGGATCAGGTCAGCATATTTCACAGTCATGAAGGCCGGTTCAATCCCTTTCATCCTTAAAACTTCCTTCTTTTTCCTTTCAGACCTGTTTAATTCAGGGAAAAGTTTGGTGGTGTAAAAGTCAGTTAAGGCTTCAACACCAGATCCAATGAAAGAACGTTCATCCAATTTATACCCAAATTCCCTTAAAGCGTTTTTAAGGTCATTATGTCCACACTTAGTGTCTTCAAACAGGTCATGACACAAAGCCACTTCAATCAGAAGTTCTGGATCCTTTATTCTGTTTTGGATGATAGCAGCCACAAACATCAGATGAACATAATATGGTTCACCAGTGTATTTTCTTTTCTGTTCACCATGCTGTTCTTTTACAAAGTGGAAAAGCTTCACCTGTCTTCCATCCAGGTGCAATTCTTTCATGTTGTCGGTTATTGATGGAAATTTATTCATTGTTTTAATATTTAGATTTTAAATTAATTGGTGGACTTTTAAAGCTTTTTTATTGAATTCTTTATCACTTTTGATCAGCACATCATAAATTTCACGCATGTAAATGATGGTACTGTGATGCCTGTCAAATATCTTTCCCAGTGCCAGTGTGGTGATCTTTGGGTTTGCCTTTAGGATATGATGAACACAGATGAACCTGGCTTCAGTCAGTTCTGTTTTTCGGGAACGGCTTTTCACCATTTCCGTGGTCAATCCCAGTATTTCTGAAGCTTTTTCAATTATTAAGTCCGGATCAGTCATTTTGTTGGTTTTGCAAATTTTCAATTTCAGTTTCCAGGTCATACACTCTGGCTTCCAGTTCAGAAACCCTGGCTTCAGCAATGTTCTTTTCTTCTTCCATGTCCTGACCATAGGATCTTAATGTTTCATTCTGAAGCCTTAACTGTTCCAGTGGATTGTCACGGTGCCAGTTGTACTTTTTCACACAGAACAAAGGATCCAGATTGTAAATGACATCATTGATTTTTGAAATGGCATCCTTTACATAATCAGTGGGATCTTCTTCTTTTTCTAAAAGATAAAGTGCATCTGACAATATTTTTGACTGTTCTTCAATGGTGCCCTGTACAGCATTGATGTCAGGACATGTGTTGGGAATTGGTGCTGGCATAGGAAATAAGATTTAAAGTTCTTTACCTTAAAAACCTGCTAGTTTCCTAGCAGGTTGGTTGCATTTTGTGTGTGTGAAATGCTATTTTTTAGGTTTTGAAAAGATCATCACCACGTGGTTTGGAAATTGTTTGTGCTTAACCGGATCAATGCGCCATACATCAACAGCTTTGAATCCTTTTTTAACCAGGGCATTTATTTCAATAGCTTCCCTTATTTCATCTGCTGGTGTTGTTTGCTTATCACAAACCACGACAACTGAAGCAAATTCAACTGAAGGAACTTCTTTTGAATAATTGGCTGCAAAATCTTTTTTTGATTGTTGAGCGTTTGACACTGCCACTGAAGACAAAAGGATTGCAAGGATAAAAATTGCTTTTTTCATATTGTTAAGATTTTAAGTTCATTACAAATATATACTTTTATTTATATTCCAAACAAATAAAATATAAACTTTATTTTATATTTTTCTTTTACCCTGGAAGAAGACATCTTCAGCATGTTTTAAGCAGGGATCACATTTCAATCTTTCATTACACATGGAAGATCCAAACGGACAAAGAAGCCGGTTATCAGCTTCTTTGAATATTGACCACTTTTCCGGATCCTTAGTCCCTGTTGTATTTTGGATCCTTAATTCTTTGCAATAGTTTGTTTGTGGCATGGTGGATAAGATCTGAACCGGTGAAACCAAATTTGTTGGCCATTTGCAGAAGGACAAACAGCACATCAGCCATTTCATCCTTTAATTTTGCAGTTTCTACACAGGGATATGTAAGCTGTTCCATCAGTTCAGCAAATTCTTCTTCCAGCTTCCCTGTTTTGGCTTCATGGCTGTAATCAGGCCAGACTGTTGTGGCCATGTGAACAGCAATCTTTTCAAGTGCTTCAAATGTTTTTTCCATCTTACTTACTTTTTAAAGCAATTAATTCAGTTTTCAACTTTTGAAGTTCTTCAATAAAATCATCAATCTGAACAGGATCCTTGAATGGCATAGCTAGGCATTCATCATTATTAGATATTTCAACATAAACAGCTTCATCACCTTGATCACCATCAATTGATAATGTTGTTCTGACTTCGTTTTCTGGAAAGATAAACACGATTTCTTTTTTCATTATTCTAAATTTAAGTACTTGTAAGCTTTTATTAATTCTTTTGGTGTTAGTAGATGTTCAAATGATTTGAAGCGTTCCACAGCCACCGGATACACTGCCATTTTAATTCTGTCAGCTGCATCACCATTATCCCAGCGTTCGTGACCATAGCAACCAGTTTGACAGCACATGAAAACACGGTTTTGTGGATGAACAGCAACAGAAGGAAATCCAAAGTCGTTTCTTTTTGGAAGGATGTGACAGGTTTGCTTTCTTCTGTCAAACATGGTGTTTCCATGTAGCCTGGCATTACAGTTTTCACAGTGAACAGGGAATTTTAAAGCCTGTTCAGCAAAGAAAACATTCAATCCCTTCTTCACTTCTATCTTTTCCTTAACCACTTTCTTTGGTGCTTTTGAAAGGCAATTTTTGCAACATCCATCCTGGATGTTTTTATCAGGATTGTTTTTGTCTTTTATCCTGGATCTCCAAAGTGACTGAACCTGGTGTTTTCCGACATCACAAAACTTTTTTAATTTGACTTCCTCCATTAATTGACATTATTTTTATCCCTGGTCAGTGTCTTCATCACTTGCATGTGACCTAAATACTTTTGAAGATGAAGGATGGTGGTGTCAATGATGTCAGGAAGTCTTTCTTCATTAGGTATATTATTGACCAGGAACAAAGCCAGTTTATTAATCCCTTTTGTGGCTGCAAATTCCTTTTTGACTTCTGAAGAAACCTGATCAGGGATTTCCCTGAAAAGCATTCCACCGGCTTCCAGATACTTCTGTTCTTCCAGTGAAAGAATTTCAGATCCACCAATAAAGAATTCATGTGTGGGCTGAACTGTTTCATCCATTAGAAATGGAAACATTCCAGCTGGACATCCACATCCTATGTGGGTACATGTCACTTCTTTTGGGTTTATACCAAAAACGGTGTCAGGTTTATTGATCACGGTAACGTGTGCAAAAGGGCATAAGTAGGCTATTTTCATATATTTTTATCTTAAAACAATTACTTTTCTATTAATTAACTCAATCAGGGACTTTGAACAGGCCGTAACATCAGCCATTGCATCATGTGCCCCATCAAAATCTTCATTGAACAGGATCCGGTGAAGTTCCTGAAGGGATGGCCACTTGAACTTTCCACGGAATTTCCCTGGCAAACGGCAAAAGTTAGTGCTGGACTCCATTGTGCAGATCCTTTTCAGCCTTCTGTCAGCTGACATGTCCAGCCTGATCATTTCAGCACCCACCACATTGACATCAAAGTTGATATTATGTGCAACCAGGTACAGTGAATCATTCATATCTTCAATGAGCATCTGAAGCACTTTGTGAATAGGTTCACCTTCATCCATACAACGTTGTGTGGACATGTTGTTATCAATAAAGAACTTTGCTTCTTTTTCGGCTTCTTCCTGGCTTAATCCATTGGCCAGACCTTCTTCAACACTGGGAATTGTCCATCCATCCGGATAAATCAAATGTTGTTTTTCATGGATCACTTCACCTGTTTCCAGGTTTACTTTCTGCCAGGCCAGCTGTGTGATCCGTGGCCAGTTGTCAACATCAGCCATAAGGGCTTTAAAGTTTTTCGCTTTACCGTTTGTTTCGGTGTCAAAGATGATTGCATTCATATTTTATGATTTTATCTTATTCTGGATTTTACTCTGTTAATTAAATTCAAAGTGTGTTCACTATAAAAAGCACTTCTGTCAACATGAAGGCCATTGAATTCATGTCCTAATACTTCATCAGGTCTTCCTTCTGGATTAAGGTGGATATATGTCACAGTGGTGACGCTGGCCACATAGCTTTTTTCAAAGGCTTCAAAAGCCTTATCACTACCAATAAAGGCAACTTTTATTTTCTCCATTCTAATTGAATTTTTTAATTACTAATTCCCCGTTTTTATTGCCACCAGCCACACAGATACTGTCTTCACGGCTGTCAAATGTTCCATCACTGTAAATGGTTATTTCATCAAACTTTTTGAATTTAGCACACTTACAGGTTCTGTTTGACCTGATATTCATGGCAATAGTGAATAATATCAAAGCCAGAACAGCTGATATTATAAGGGTTTTCTTTTTGGTCATGGTTTTAGGATTAGTCTTCAAAAGTGTAGCTGTTTTCAAATTTCAGGATGGCAGCTTCTTCAGCAGCGTCTTCAGCTTGCTGTTTCATTCTTTGGTCAAATTGGTCTTCAGTTTCAAAGACTTCTTCACATGGTTCACCGCATTCACAGCAGATGATCACACCATCAATGTGTTTAACTACATCAGAACAGCAGTCTGAACCCAGGCTTTGAAGATCTTCTGGATGATCAGCATGGTTCCAGGGAAATGTGGGATCACTCCCCTGGCAATCGGCAGGTAAATAAGGATCAAATGTCATATTTGTAAGATTTAAAGTTCGTACCAAATATAAACAAATATTTATAATATCAAAAAAAGTTTATACTTTATTTTTAGGCAACAGATTTGAATAAGTCATTGAACATCCATACAATAACATATTTAAAGGCATCATGAAGGTGACTGTTCTTTTGAAAACGGATACCTGTTTTTTTATCTTTTGTCCACTCTTTGTGAACACCATCAGCACCCAGTAAGATTGTTGAAAGATCTTTGATCAACAGTGGGCAAAGTTCATCATCAATTAAGATTTCAATGTTGTATTTGTCAGCCAGGATCCGGTTTATGAAATCCCTGGCTTTCATCACTGAAGGGTTTGATTTGGGCACCCTGTCTGAAGCATTGTTCAGCATGGTGGCTAATGTGGTCTTTACATCTTTGAAATTGCTGGCATCACCTTTCCCAGCAATATTATATTTTCCAGAAGCATCACCATAATAAAAGATGTCAGATCCTTTGTCTTTGAAATCTTCCTTGAAGGCTTCACATACTGAAACCACCGTATTATCTGGATACTGGCCAGCTATACCTGTATATTCTTTGAAGAAACGGATCTGTGTGACATATTCAAGTTCACATCCTTCACGGAAATCTTTGAAGCGCATTTTTGTCCGTGGATTTCGCCACCTGACCACACCTTCCAATATTTGAGCGCAAACCATAGGCTGATAAGGTCTGGCATTGAAATCCAGTGATATGTGAATAGGCCGTTTTTTGAGATAGGAACATTTACCCGTGTGTCTAACATGACTGAAGTGTGGAAGGAATTCATTTCCGGTCTTCAGTTTGCCCCACTGTCCCAGTGCATAAATATTGTACTGGTTTTCATCATAGGTTTTCATTTCTTCAATTTCTTCATGATCTGAAGGAAAAAGGAAATTATTGTCCCAGTGTGTTGTGTGGACAATGGTGGCGTTTTTCACCACGTTGTCAAAGAAGTGCTTCTTCAGCCAGTGGTCTTCATCAATCGGATTGAAAATTAAAACGATCTGGATATTTTCAACACCCCTGACACGCCTGTTTAATTCTTTAAAATCTTCATAATCCAGTTCTGAAGCTTCTTCAATTACAATCCTGGTCAGACCTTCAATGGATTTAAGCTTTTCAGGATCATCCAGGCCACTGAACAACATGATTGAACCAGACCTTTCAAAATGAATTTCCATTGGCTTCACGGTGGTTCTGATGAACTTATCCACTGAAAATTCTTTGATCCTGTTCAGGATGGAATCATACACACTGTTTTTTAAGGTGGATCCAACTTTCCGGATGAAAAGTGTCTTCTGGTAGGAATCCAGGGAAATTAAAACTTCCCTTTGTGCTGCTGTGAATGATTTTCCGGCACCTGTACCACCATAGAGAACCAGAAACCTGGTATCAATGTCACAGATCTTCCAATATACTTCAGAAAACACATCTTCATCAATGTTTAATCTGATGTTATTATCCATCTGTTCTTTTCTTTCTTACAATGTTGATTTCAAACCCACCAACAGCAGAACCATCAGCACCAGTGATTTCCTGTCTGTAAACATAACCACGTTTTTTGCCTTTGGTCTTTAATTTGAACATGACTGAAGCATTGTCAATCGGGTTTATATAATCCCGTATCGGTTCACCTTCAGCATCCATTTCATATTCACCAGGAATGGGATTTCCTTGTTTATCGGTTTTGTGGCGAAGCACATACTGACCTTTCATCAGAAACCTTAATTGACTTTCAGCAAAGTCCAGATCTTCTTCATTGATGTCATCAACGGCTTCTTTGAAGTCAGGAATATTATTGTACCATTTGTAAAATGTTGGCCTGGATATTTTGCCAGCCACACATGTTTTTGAAATATCACATGATTTGTTCCTGTAAATTTCAAGGATATTCAGCTGCTGTTCTGTGAACACATGTGGCACAACAGGAGTTTCACCAGGTTTCACAGTTTTGTTTTCTTGTATATTTTCCATATACCAAAAGTACACGAAAACTTTCTGAAACAAAAAAGCCCTTTTTACAGGACTATTTTGGTGTTTTTTCTTAAAATTTTCGTTTTTGGAACAGGTGGTTTGCTTAATAGTTGAGCATCCAAAAGGTGTTGGATTTGTTCCCTTTTCTGGAAGGGTTGTCCCCATCCTGGGTATAAAGATGAATTTTGTGCTATCTCTTTATATTCATTTTCCTGAATATATTTCATCTGGATGTTTGGATGATACTTCTTCATTCTGTTCATCTTTACGGTGTCCTTCTTTTCCCAGTATCCCTTCACTTCCACCCTGTATTCACTTTCATCTGTCCTGGTGATCTTGAAGTCTGGTTTGTAATTGTTCGTACCACGAAGGATCCCTTCAAACCAGAAGGTTTCTTTTTCATAATCCCAGTCTTTAATGGATCCCTTTTGTTTCAGAAACTCATAATAAGCGCAAAGATTTGCTTCCCACCTGGAACGAACAAACAGGACACGTTCACCAAACTGGATCCATCCGTGTTCATATCCACGTTTGATCATGTTTGGATCTTCCTGAAGCTTTTCACGGATCACTTCTTTCCTGGATAAAGCCGGTTTATTTTCTGGCAGCTTTCCAGCCACCGTTTCAGACAGTGTTTTTCTTGTAAACTTCATTCAAATACTTCTTTAAAATAACCAGCTTCAAAATCAAAATCCAATGTTTTACCATCTGTGAATTCATATTTGAAAGCTGTTGATCTAATATAAATTAAATTATCAATCATTTGCCTTTGATCAAACCAGATGTCAGACATGCCCTTTTCAGATACAAAGGTGATCACCATGCTGTCATCACAGATGATGATGGCCTTCTGGCCTGACATCTGTCCTGAATTGACCAGGATCAGATCACCTTCTTTAAAAAAGCCGGTGAAGCCTGATCCATGAAGAACTTCCTTCTTTGGTGCAAACACGGTGCAATCAGAAAGTTTTCCTTTCATTTTAAATCCAATGACCTGAAGCTGATCAACAATGCCATCCCAGTCTGAATTCAAAATGTGAATTTCCTTAATCTTCTGGTCAGAAAGTTCGACTTCAGACAGTCTGAACCTTCCTTCTGTGTTGGATAACGGGATCACCACACGGACACCAGAAAACGCCAAAGAACGCAAAATCAATTCCCGTTCCTTTGACAGTATTTCCCCCAGCTTCATTAAAGCTTTTCAATTACTGAAGTAATATCTTTCACCATTTCAGATAAACCCTTCTTCAGCTGCTCTTTATCATTATCTGTCAGATCCTTTGGTTTATCACCACGTGTTGATTTACCATTGATCCGGTGGTACAATCCACCCCTGGCTTTCAGGGTTGTATATTTTTCAGTAAACGGTTCTAATTTAACCAGCTTAAAGACTTCATTTATATTTTGCATAATCTTAAAATAATTTACTTTGTGGGTTTAAAATTTCTTTTGCTGCTTTTGCCAGCTTCCTTTCTAAATCTTTAGACCTTTGAAGATCTTCAGGTTTCCTTCCTTTGAAAAAGGTTTGCTGTGCTTCCAGGACTTCCAGAACCATTTCAGCGAATTCTTTAATGTCCATCACTTTTTGTTTGACTGGTAGATGAATAATTCAACATTTCTAAAGTCTGATAATGGCCATTCAAAGCCATCATCATAGACCACAAACCATCCAGCTTCTTTGTCATATTTCAGGATCCCTGGAACAGCTGGTCTGGTTGCTGATCCACGGTCATAAACAATGTCATAAACCGTGTATGCCCCTCCCCTATTGTAAAACACCAGTCTTCCTTTTTTGGGATAAACACGGTAAAAGATGTAACTGAAGAAAAGAACCACTAAAAATGAAGCGTAGATGGCAGCTGGAATAAATCCGGCTGCAAAAAGTATAAGTAAAAGCGTGGCCAGTGAAGTGATAACCAGGATTTTTCCTGAATGTTTTGCAAAAAAGTTTATACAGGTATTCATGTTTTTAGTCAATTTTTAGTGTCCAAATAAGATTTTTTCAAAGGATTTATTTTGTCTGGCAAACTTTATCAGCCTTTTAAGTGCTTTGAACAGGTTGCCTTCATTTTTATGGAAGACAGCAATCAGAACGGTGGCTTCCAGATCAGAATAAGAAAGATTGTCCAGGTCAGAACTGAACACCACGCTGTCATCAGTGACCAGCATTTCAAAATCAGAATCCCTGGGAACAGCAATGGTGAATTTGATATGGCTTTTGTATTTAAACAGTATTTCCTGGATCCGGTCTTTTAAAGATAGATTGCTGACTTCCTTATAAGAAGCCTTTTCAGCTTCACGGTATCCATAACCACCACCACCATAATATCCACCAGATCTGGTTGCTATCTGTTCACATGGAAGTAAACATTCAGATAACAAATTGAAGAAACTTTCAGTGACCATTACACTTTTACTGTTTTTAGAAGCTGAAGACCTGGGATGAAGAAACAGGAAACCCTGGAAGATGTCCCTGACAATTTCAGCTTTATAACTGATGTATGTCCATTCAATCTTTCCTTCAATGAAAGGATTGTTGACAGATCTTTTGCTGTGTTCCTGTATATCCCTGATAAACAGATCAGCCACTTCTTTATTTGAAGATAAAATTGATCTTCCAATATCACCCTGGACATGGCCTTGATACTGCCTTAATTCATTTAGGTTGGCATGTTTAAAGTCATAGATAAACAGTGACTTATAATGGTTATCTGTATGAATTAAAACCCTGTTTTTATAGATCTTCATGATCTTGCCTGGATTTAAATAAATCCCCACGTTTTCATCTTCAAAAATTGGTTTTTCTGCCAGGAAGTAACTGTCCCAGTTTGCAATCACTTCTTCAATCTCTTTGGTGTGTTCAATGAAGAAGGTTGTCCGGCCTTTGGTTCCGGAAATAATGGATCCATCTGAAGTCACCTTTTTTTGTTCTTTTCCTTCATCTTTGGCATTGCACCAGATTTCACGAATCACTTCCCAGGCTTTCCACTGGTATCCATAACGGGTTGTTATGTTCATTGATTTGCCATTGCAATAAATTTCTTTAAATTCCTGGCCACTGATCACTTCATCTTTTCCGCTGAAGGTGACTTCTTTTTCACCAATGAACAGCCTGAATTTATTGTCAGTACGAATCAGGTAACTGATTGCATACTTCAGGCCGGTGCCAAACTGACCAATTTTATTATTATCATTGGCTTTTGTAGTGCCACCCATTAAGGCCACCAAACGAACATCCAGTTCGCCTTTATTACTGATTTTGAAATACTTCATTTTTGATTGTAAGATTTAAAGTTCTTATTGTGCTGCTTTGGATAACTGTGTGATTTCCTCATACTTCTGAAGGCCATATTTAGCAATACTATCTTCAAATTGTTCTTCTGAATAAACCATTGACCACTTATTTGAATACCTGGCAAACATCAAACCCCTGGCTGTATTTTCATTGTCAGCTTCAATTTCAACGTAGTACCTGAATAATGATTTGCCTTCATCGGCTGTTCCTGCTGGTGCAAAGTGATTGCCACCGAATGTGAAATAATACTTTTTCATTTTGTTAGATTTTTAAGTTCGTATCAAATATAAACAAATATTTATAATTGTATAAATAAAAGTTTATTTAAAACGGTGAACCGTTGTCATCCTGATCCGGATCCAATGTATAACCTGAAGCTGTTGGAAAGTTAATTCCAGATTGAACTGGCTTATTTGAATGAACAGTGTGTAAATCCGGATGATCTGATAAGGTCATTGTGTTCAACTTCAGCATTGTTGGAATGATCATGGTTTCACCTTCCCTTTGTTTGGCAATGATTAAGGCCAGAAGATCCTTTGGCAGAATATCCACATTAAAGTGTCTGAATTCTACTGGATCAGTGTATCCATAGTATTCTGGTCGCCACAGAAAGATGATGGTGTCAGCATCCTGTTCAATTGCCCCTGAATCCCTTAAATCAGATAGCTGTGGTAATTTATTACTTCCTGGTCTGCTTTCAACAGCACGGGACAACTGACAAAGGGCAATGATAGGAATCTGAAGTTCTTTGGCCACTTGTTTCAGTTTACCGGATATTTCAGATACTTCAGCTTCTTTATTGAAGGATCCTTTTGATCCCTTCATTAATTGCAGATAGTCAATAATAATGGCCTTTAATCCGTGTTTGTGCTTCATAATTGTAGCTTTTGCACGGAAACGGTCAATATTTAAAGCCGGTGTGTCATCAATGAAAATTTGTGCTTCAGAAAGATCACCATCAGCACTGAACAGAACCTGTGCTTCAGCAGTGGAAAGCCGGTTGTATTTGATCTTTTTACTTTCCAGACCTGACACCTGTGCCTGGAATCTGGTGTAAAGTTGTTTTGCTGACATTTCCAGGGAAAACAAAGCCACTGGTTCCTTCAGCATCAAACCAATGTTTTTGGCAATGGCCAGTGCCACCGCTGTCTTTCCCATTGCTGGTCTGGCACCAATTATGATCAGCTGTTCTTCCTGAAGACCACCAATGGCTTTATCCAAATCAGTCAGGCCGGTGGAAAGTCCCAGTGTAACCTTTTCACCTGGATTTTGTTCCCTGTCTTTGATAGCACCCATAGCAAGTTCCGAAATATGGACTTCTGATTTGGTCACAGTGCCCTGTTGCAGTTCATCCAGAATCCGTGTGGTGTTGGTCAGTACATCAAATGGATCCGCAAGTTCATAACAGTTTTGAATTCCTTCAGAAAAGCAGCGGATCAATTCACGCAAAAGGAAAGCCTGGTAAACTATCCGTGTGTAATCATGGATATGGGATGGATTATTTGCTTTGTCCATCAGGTACATCACGGACATTACACCACCAATGGCTTCCAGCTTTCCTGTCTTTCTTAATTCTGCAATTACCGTGATGTTGTCCACCTTTTTTGAAGAAATGTGAAGATTGATCATAGCTTCACAGATCATTTTGTGGTTTTCATTGTAGAAGATTTCAGGCTTTAAAAGGTCAATGACCATCACAATGTGTGTTGACCATGAAAGCAGTGTTCCCAAAAGGGTTTCTTCAGCTTCAATTTCCTGTGGTGGTACTTTACCCAGTGAAAAATTTGGCTGTGTTAAATTCCGTTTCTTTTTATCGAAATCAGTTTTTTTGTCCTGTGACATTTGTATAAGATTTAAAAGTTCAGTGCAATTATAAACAATTGTCTATAATTAAAGGGATATTTTTTGTTTTTGTTCTTCTTTTGGTTGTTCCTTTTCCACACCACGTGTCCAGTTTCTAGCTGCTGCTTTCCAGTCTTTCATTTTGTTCTTTCCAACCAGCCAACCCTTTGAAGTGTAGAAGTCAAAAAAGCGGTCAGTTTCAGCCGGAAATCCCAGCGCAATAAAATATTCTTTTACAGCTTCTATGGTTGGAACAATGAACTTTTTTGATTTTTCTTCAGAAATTTTGTCTTTGCCTTCATTACCGTTAGGTAATGATATATTATTATTTGTATTATTAATAATAGTTTTGCCGTTTTGGTCAAACTGGTTTTGCTGTTTTGGCAAATCTAGTTTTGCTGTTTTAGCAAAACTGGAATTAAGCATCAATGCAATGGGTTTTTCGCAGATAGTGATGTGTAATTTGGCTGGTGAACCAAATAATTTGGTCATAATCAAACCACGTGCTGTAAGGTCAGCAAGGATCCGTTTTTGCACCCTGTATCCAATACTGAAAGTTTCTTCAATACTGGTAGATGTGTAAAAAAACCAGTGCCTGTCATTTCTGAACAATGTTGCAGATCTGCCTTGAAAATTATAATACTTTTCAATTAGATCCGTTAAGACAACAGCACTTTCAATACCCAGTTCAATGACCAGCCTTTTATTGATCTGCCAAAAGGCATCCTGTGTTAAACAGTTTTTGATGTATTGCATGTGTAAGTAAGATTTAAAAGTTCAATTTAAAACCCAGCTGTGAACTGGGTTTTTATTTTTTTAAGCTGCTTTCAGTTTTTTTGATCTTGAAGGTTTTGCTTCTTCGTTTTCAATTCCGGCTTCAGCTTCAATGTCAATTGCATTTCCTGTGTTTTCAGGGAACATGGTTGTTTGTGGGTTTTCTGCCACTTTTCCTTCCATGTACAGTTCCACTTCATTCATGAATCTGAAAACACCTTTGTTCAGGTATTCAGCATAAACATACCCATCGTCAAAGTTATCCATATTGATCATTGGTGACAAGTTAATAACTTTTCCGCTTTTCAATACTTTCCGGCCTACCAGAACCACATGTCTTTGTTCAGATTTTTCCTTTACATGGATACCTGTCACTTTGAAACCATCCAGGCTGGCATCCTTCAAAGCCTTTTCTTTTTTAAAATATTCATTGTTAAAATCTTTTGAAGATCTGAATTCAGTTTCAATCAGAAGATGTGGCACCAACAAACGCAAAGCAATGAACATATCTTCATGTGGTGTTTTTGGTGGGTTTTTGGCTGAAGGTGTGATGATGACTTCATTGCTGGCCATTGTCAGGACTTCATCATAAAGGATTTCCATTGAAAAATCACCTTTTTTCCCAGCTTTCACTTTTGCTGTTTTTAATACGTTTTCAACGTTTACTTCTTTTACCTCGTTAGACATACTTTTAAAATTTAATTGTGAATTGATTTATTATTTGATTGTTTTGAAATTTAATATTTGATCCATAAGATCCATTCCAGCATACAGGATCCGCTGGTTCAATAATTTGATGTCTTCATCAGTTAACCTGGATATAAGTTCAGATCTTCCACTGTAAACACCTGTTGCAATTGCTGAACACACAGCCAGCCTTTCTTCATAAACATTTTTAATCCCATCAAAAATGTCAATCTGGTCTTTTGGTTTTGTCGGCTTAATTTCAGCCGTTTTAAAGGACTTTAATTTCAAAGTGATGTCGTTACCTGATTTACTGGACATATTTGAACTGTGGTCAGCTGATAGTGGTACATCCATCAGTAAAGGGTTGTTTAACATTACATCCTTTTCTTTTTTCATCTGGATATTCCTTAAACGGATAAATTCAAGTATCTGGATGGCCATCTTTTCTGTGGCCTGGAACGGCTTCACACTTAAATACACACCATGTTTTTCTGGTGATGACCTGATGAAACCCATTTTAGTCAGTGCCGTTCCCATTGATCCACTGACACGGTGTTCCGTAGCCAGTCCATCCATTGAAAATTTATCACCTTTTCTGATTTTCAAAGTGACATCCTGAAGGAAACCTTTCACCTTCAGGACTGTCACTGGTCTGATTTGATACTTTCTTTCCATTGCTGGCTGGTTAATCGTTCAGGTCAATTGGATTTAACAGCTTATGTGACCAGGATGGCTGTTTCATTTTGATGATCCCGTGGTGGCCTTCTTCAGCTAAACTTTCATAACCTGGATAAAGGTTTTTATCAATACATTCCTTCGCTGTGTCCAGTGCATATCTGTATTTATGCTTTCCGTTCTGAAGATCTTCAGGTGACCACCAGAAGACAGCTGGCTGGTATGGTGCCACGGTTTGAACCATGATCATGATGGTGGCATTGAATTTCTGTTTGGTCACATTGCTGATCACTTCCTGATACATGCCTTCAGATAGTTCATAACTGAAACGGGCTGTATCTGACATGAACTTTTCAGCAGTTGGTGAAGCTGTGCTTTTTACAGAAATGATGGCATTCACACCAATATTTTCTTTGATATTGAAGGCATCCGGTCTGACCTTCACACGGATACCGGTTTCTTCATCCACACCATAGAAGGAAGTTTCCACCATTGCACCTTTCATGATCTTTGGAATGATGCCACGGCCATAGGTTCTGTAATTACGTTCCACTATATCAATGATGATTTTGTGATCTTCCTGGATCATCATGAATTTGCAGTTGTCTTTTTGTTCCTGGATATAATCCTTCATTTCAGTCAACTTCATGGAATCGAAATTGAACACCCGTTTGTCACGGTTCAGTTTCTGGTAAAACTCACAAAGCCTTTTGCAGCCTTCTTTTGAAGCCAGGCTGGCCTTTGGTTCCACTTTTACTTTTTTGAACAGCTTTGGTTCCAGGAAGGCCATGTGAATAAAGGTTCCCAGTTCAAAATGTTTTTTATCTTTTTGGAATAATCTGGAACGATCATTCAAATAGAAAAAGAAGTTTGCCGGATTTTTCAATACTTCCTTCAGTCCAGAAGAAGGAAGGTGTTTTGATGCCAGGTAACTGGACATTTTATCCCTTTTAACCTGGCCATTTTTTGAAAGTTTCCTGACAGTGATCTTCGTTGCCGGCTTATCTTCATTTTCCGTGATGAAGTCAATCATTTCAAAAATTTCAGGATATTCAGTCATAGGTGTTGGCATAACCAAACCAATTGAAGCGTTTTGAAGAAGTGATGGATCCATGTCCATCACTTCATCCATAAATGGGTTTACTCTGCTGCTCATTACCCTAGATTTAAAGTTTTAACAGTAAAAATGTTTGTGGATCCCTGTGAAGTGCTATTCTTTTTCTTTCCTTCAAAGGTGATTTCCAGTGGTGTTCCTTTTGCCAGACCACGGACTGAATCAACCAGCACCATCTGACCAGCAATGAAAGTTTCTGTTTTACTCATAAATCCAGCACAGATCACTTTTTCACCTTCTTCATTTGGAACTTCTTTCAGTCCCATAAAAAAACATCTGATCGGTTCACCAGCCACCCAGTCTTCCTGTTTTTTGTACTTGATTGTAAGGGACATTCCAGTGACAGCACTTTCAAGTTTTCCCAGTGCTTCTGTGTTTGGCATTACCAATGTTACATCAGTCATGTCTTCTGTTTTTGCTTTTTGATTTTCCATTTTGTTACTTTTTTGTGATTGATTTGGGTATTTGTTATTAAAATCTTTTGTATACATTTGTGACTTCTACAACAGGAAGGTCATTCTGACTAACCTCATTGTAAGATTTATAAGTTCAGGAGAGGGATGAAGACAGGATGTTTTCATCCTTTTCTGTTTTATCGGCCTGGACAAAGAATCTGACAGCAGTCACAAAATCTAAATTATTGGCAATGGATCCTTCAAAGGTGATCACCGGATTTTCAATTCCAGAAAGGGATTGTTCCCTGTACTTTTTCACCTGTTCAGCCAGTTGATGTGGGTATCTGAATTTTATCCATTCGTGAACAGATTGCTGTTCAGCTGATGGAAGGACATTTCCCATTTCATTGTTTAAATGAATCATGATAGTAAGATTTATTGTTCACATCAAAAGTATAAATAAAAATTTATATTCCAAATAAATTTCAAAATAAAAAAAAGGGTTGCCTGTGAAGCAACCCCTAATTTATACAGTATGGCTTTAATTACCATAACCCTTTGATTTTCATTAAAACCCCAGCACCGATAATTAAGGCTAGGGAAACAATTATCCATGTTTTATTTCCACTGGCTTTCTTTTCTTCAACCAGCTGTTCATTTTTTTCTTCAATCCTGCCTTTTTGAACGTTTAAACTATCTCTGGCCTTCTTCAGTTCATGATTTAGAAGAAAAATCTTTGCCGTGTCTTCAATTTTGATGGTGTCAGGTGTACATTCAATGGAAGGTGGGCATTTTACATGTCTGTCTGGTGCCCTGACCTTTGTGCCATCCGGACACGGAATGGAATCCCCTGGAAGATAAATGGTCTGTCCTGGAATGGTGTCACGTTTACCAGGAAGAAACACAGTTTTAACTGGAAATTTATCTGTACACAATTTCGCAAGTTCAGCAGGGTTTTCATTGAAAAATTTGGAAGACCTGGCCAGTTTTTTATTGTATGATGAACAGGATGCAAAAAGCATGGCCAGGCACATCAGAAGTAAACAGTTTTTGATCATGATGATGGATTTTTAGGTTCTGAAATGATGGTTGTGGTGGTGGTGCCTGAATTTTCAGGTGTCTGTAATACTGTTTCATTTGTGCCTTTTTTATCCCGTGTGGCGTTGCTGCCTAAAAGATAACCGATCCCACCGGAAACCGCTGTTGACAGCCAGAAGATCAGTGCTGTGTCTGCAATCCTTTCAGCTGTTTTAATAGGCATGTAAATGATCAGGAAGATGGTCAGGATCATTCCAAAAAAGCACAGTCCGGAAATAAACCAGAACACATGGAAAAAATGATTATTACCTTTTTCCATTACTTCAGGTATTTATTGGACACCCATCCTTTTGTTCCTGTTTCGCAAATAAAGACTTCTGACCAGTTATCTTTTTTCGTTAACACATTTACTTCACTTCCTTTTAAAAGTGTTCCGGTGACAGGGAAATCAACACCAGCGCCTGATCTAACATTCAGAACATCAGCGGTGACTTTCAATTTCTCCACACCAAACACTGATTGTCTTAATTCAGCCATTGGAAAGTGTTTCCCTGGATCAATCTTTCTTCCAGGTGATATGTCTGAATGTCCCAGGATTTCAGTCAGCTTGTATTCCTTCACCAGTGCCTTTGCCACTTCAGTCAAAACATCCAGCTGGATCTGTGTGTATGGCTGGGATCCGTTGTTCTGTAATTCAATACCAATGGAATGACTGTTCAAACCACTGATCCCTTTCCAGTAAGATTGACCAGCGTGCCAGGCTACGGTGTCAAAGGGAACCAGCTGAACCACCTTCCCTTCCCTGGAAATATGAAGGTGTGCTGAAACCTGTGAAACCTCGCTGGCCATCCAGCTGATAGCACCTTCAGCAGTGGATGAAGCATCATAATGAATGACCAGGAATTTATGGAATAGTTTTCCACCCGTGTTTGGGCTTTTTCTGAATGGAACCGGTGTTCCGTTGTCCAGGGACAAAATGTGTGAAATTGATTTCATTTTTCGTGATTTTCTTTACAGTTATGTGAATTTATTCACAGTAAAGGTACACACAAACCAGAAATAAAAAAGGTGATCACATTTCTGCAACCACCCCAGTTCAAAAGACCATTTAAGACTTATCTGTCCCCTTTTATATAGGATCTTAATTTTTCATAGAAAGTCAAAGTAAAACCAATTTCACGGTATAGGATAAAAATACAAAGTGGAAAGAAAATTGAAAAGATTGTCCAGGGAAAGATCTGTTTGATCACCTGGCCATTCCATAGGTTGTTCATCATGACAAACATGGCCAGCATGGATCCAGCGAACAATCCCACTGAAGCACGGTAAAAGGCTGACCTGAATGATCGTTTGAAAAGCCTTAATCTAGCCGATAAACTTTTATTCAGGATCCTGGAAGTTTTCACAGACCTAGCATCTTTACAGATGGTGACTTCCATTAACAGCAGGGATAAAATTCCCCATTCAAACAATCCAATTAAATTGGCAAACCATAAAGTTACAAGTGATAAATCATTCATCTTCTTTTTTGTTTTTCTGACCTTTTACTAATTGGTTTGATAAGAAAGGCAATAAATCTGTCATCATCCAATCTGAAGCCGGTCTATGCAAAAAGGCCATTGCCATAATTACAAACGGGTAAAATTTATTTAATAATTCGTTTTCCTGAAGAAATCCACTGACCATCATGCACACAAACAAGGCCACAATGCTTTTTGGAAGGAATTTTTTGAAACTGGTGTTTTCGTTTTTTAAGATCTGATAACTTTCTTGAGCCACCACCCCAAACAACACACAAAAAAAGAAGATAGCTATTCTTTGATTTTCAATTAGAAGTTGGATAAGGTCTTTCTTACTCATTAGGTGGTTATTCATCTAGGTTAAAAACCTTAAATATTTTGGCATAAATATAAGTAAAAAGAAAACGCCACTCCAAATTGCTGGAATGACGTTCTTTAATACAAGTACCATGAAAATTTTAAATTGTTTCAACAATCGGGTTGTCCACAGCTTCTTCAGTGAACTTGTTTTTCCAGGTCAGTGTTCCATTAATTGCAACAACTTCGTCTGTTCCTCTGGCCAGAACAACATCCATTGTAAGTGTTGCACGTTGGATGCCTGAATTCCCACCGAATAAAAGACCACCGTGAATTCCATACCAGAATTTAACAATGGATCCACATTCTGAAGCCCTTTGGAATGCAAGGTTTTCTGGTGTGATTTCATCAATAGTGAAATTCAAAGTGTGATCTTTCCTGATCACTTTTGATCTTTGGTTTGATAGTTCTTTGGTCACTGCTGCTGGTGCTGGTTTATCAGCTATCACAGTCAAAGGTCTGATCAAATCACCAACTGGTGTGGTGTTCGTTGGCGCATTTGGGACAACGTTGGTTTCTGATAAACGCTTTCCCCATTCAATTGGATCAGCAACATCTGTGAAATCAGCTGCTGAAGGTTTAGCAATGTAGATTTTGTTAATTTCAGAAGCCACTGAATTTGGGTTGCAGTTATCGAAGGCAACAACTGGAAGATCTGTTGAACAATCAACTGGGCAAATTGGATCCATAATTTTAAGTTAAAAAAGTAAATAGTTAGACAAATATAAATTATAATTCTTATTAATCATTAAAGCATTAATGGCTCTAGAATCAAGCAATGCAGTAAAAAACCTTTTTTTAGCCTAAACTTTAAGGTAAAATTGTTGCTGGATCACTAAAGGTGTCACCGTAAAACCTACCACCTACATCAAAGGCTTTGGTGTACAGATCGAAGTCAATAGCTTCAACTTCTGCGTAAGTTCTGCCAGATACAGTCAAATCTTCTATGTATGTTCTATACAATACCATTGACCATCCTTTGTGAATTGTAAATGATCCGTAAGCGGTTTCATTACCTACATAAAACAGCCGGCCTAAAGGATTGACAGGTGAACCAGTTACACCCGTGAATCCACTGGAAGTAAATTTATTTCCAGTGGTGTTATACCACGGTGCCAGTCCAGGTGATCTTTTTCCACCCAACCATCTTGACGGTGTTGCACCATCAGGTGTGTTGGCCAGTGCATTTGCATTGTAGTAATAATTACTAGTGTTTTGCATAAAATATGCAAACGCTGACGTTGTTGTGTCGGCTAAACGTGTGTTTCTAAGCCAGTGTGACATATAAAATTTATGGCCATTATTACCAGCTATGTAATCTCTGATTTTTAAGGGCATTTCTATCTGTAAATATTGGCTTGCCACATCATTAACCTTAGACATGACGACATGTAGTCCCTTTTTTGCAGTCCTTTCTACTTTCATGCCAGAAGCAGCATATCCGGTTAGTTTATAAATAGGTTTTACTCCCGTTTCGTCACTGCCGGTCATTATTGCGGATGTATCTTTTGCAATATTATTTAAAGCGTAATCCCCAGAAGTGGGTGAATTTTCAATCCCTAATCTTGAAGCATCAAGCAACACCAAACTTCCAGGTGACAAAAGTGAATCTGGGTATAATACAGGTAATGTTTGGTCTGTTGCTGCAACTTGCAGTTTAATCATTTTTCCGTTCATGTTGTTTTTGTTTTATTGTATGTATCCTAATTCTTTAAATCTTCTATAAATTAAATTTGCTAGTACCGTGTAACCCACTCCTAATAAGTGAACAGCATCAAATAATAAAGAAGGTGGCATTTTACCAGCTGCCATAGCAGTAATATCTGCTTGTGTTGGTGTTATACCTGCATCAGAAAGGCCATAAACAGAAGCATATTCCCTCCAATTTATATACTTCTGACCAAAAGCATCACTCATGGCTTTTTCTAATGAAGCCCTTTCAGATGCTGTTCCTGAATGCAAACCTATTAATATGTAATTATTACAGTCACTAAAATCAATCATCCTTTTATAGTAATCAACCAGTTCAGCATCAGTTGAGTACCCACCATTTTGACCAACCCAAAGAACTTGCGCAAATGGTTTTCTGTATTTTTTTGCAGCTGAAGTGGTTAATATTGAATTTGCTATTATTTTTTTACTCTCCGTTGCTGCAACATTCCTTTTAATTGTCCACGATCCATTGGGATCTGTTGAATTTGCACCAACCCATGTCAGTGTGCATTCTATCCCTTGTATATAACAAGGATTAACAGAAAGTCCCACACCAGCACCTTGTTTTAGCATTGAAACTTCAGCACCATATAAAGTATTTCTGATTTTATTAGAAGCTACCGTTGAAATAGTTATTGGACTTGTATCCGCTGGAAGTATAAACTCCTGTGTAATTACAGCAGGAACACCACCCTGTCTGGCTGCAATGGTTGGTGCTGTTTCACCACCAACACCATTATTAATCACTTTGAAATTTCCACCCAATAAGGATCCCAACACTATTGGATAAGTCACCCCACTACCACCAGCACCAGCTGTAAGGCTATCACCATAAGTCAGAACTTCAAGTTCTTGAGTTTCCGGCTTAAAAACAACTGAACCATCTGTTTTTATTCCCAATAGAATTCTGTTTGATGAATCAAGTATTGCATATATATATCCAGATGAAGGATCCAATGGCTGTAACATGTTGGATTTAAGATCTTCAGTTAAATGCGCTTCATTAATACCAGCCTTCTTCAAAGCAGAACCAGGAATGTTTTCAGAAAGCCATTTTGATATTTCAAAACTACCATCCAACCTCCAACCACCCAAAAATCTGTTTAACGAATCAACAACTGGAAATAAATAATCTATATATGGATTATCTTTAAAAACAGCATCAGCCTCATTAAAAACCACTAAATTTTCATCATTAAAACCACCTTTCCACCAGTAAGTGACATAATTTCCTTCTGCACCTATATTCACCCTTTTACCATCCCTTTGATTTTTGCCGTTTACAACAGTGCTTTGAATTGCCTGATTTGCATCCGACACGGTTAAAAACCTACCACCAAAGTCAGCAAAATCTTTGGTCATATATCCAGTTAAATCAATATTGATATTTGCAACTGACCAGTTTCCAGCATTAAACATCAGAAATCCGGAAACCCCTGTAATGGTTTGGTTTCCGAAATTAGGATATACACCAGGCTCACCAATCCAGAATTCAGGTGATGAAGGAACACCTGGATTTGTTGCTGGAACAGCCTTTCCTTTGAAGCCAAGCGTGGAAGATAATTTGTCACTTTGCATTATCCAGGTTAAATTTCCAGGTGCTTCCGGAACAGAAGTGTTGTTGTTTATAGTAGATCGGTAAATCCTTTCTTTATAAGAAACGAAATAATCAATATCATACTTCCCTTTGTTAGCTTCACCCTGTGACCACGTTCCAACCAGTTTAGATAAATAAGCGTCTGGACTTGTTCCATCTGTAAAAAAGAAGATGGAATAAATCAGATCAATCATGTTTTTATAGGACAACGTTCCACACTGTGTCAGCTGGTCAATGATTTCCTGTCTTGTTCTTTGTGTAGGCATTTTATTTGTGTTTAAGATTTTAAATTTAATTAACAGTTGGTTTTTATAATGTCCTGGTCAAATATACTGAATGTCAGTTGAACCGTATCCAGTGCCCCACCTTCAACTTTATCCGGCTTATAAGTGATGTCCCTGACCTGGTATTCATTACCATTGTGTTTGATCACAATATGTTTCAAGGTGGTCAGGTAGGCCAGGCCTATTGAAATACTATTTGGAACAGGATCCAGTTCAATGTTATAATTAAAGATGATGACAGTCCTTAATTTGATTTGCCTTTCATAGCCATCTTTGGTGAATTCCTCTGTGATGTCCGGTGTGACATTGGTGATGAAGGAATTGAAAAATGATCTATATCTGAAGCCATCTTCAAAGTTTCTTCCATTGCTGTTGGCATCATCCCAGGCTTCAATTTCCATTGTGATTTCCTGATCACAGATCCCAGTTCCAGGAACATGGAAGACTTCAGAAAAATAGGATTTACCATCAACAGCCACTTCAAAATAATAGAAGCCTGAAGGGATCACCAGTGGTTCAGTGGCACCACTTTCACGGTCAAAAGTAAACTGTTCACCTTTATACACCACCCACTTCTTTGATCCGGATGTTTTGAACTTCACTTTGTCGGAATTGTACTGAAGATCCACATCAAATTCATACACAAAGCCCTTTATTTTTACATAATCAATGGCCACGGCTGTATTTGGAACAGCAATCTGAAAAGGGATGTGCCTGTTTCCTGGACTTAAAAACTTATAAAGCCCATCACTGCTTTCTTTGAACCTTTCCTGTTCAGAAACCCTGTCAAAGAAGGGTAAAGGTTGTATTAAATTTATCATGCTATAATTGTGTAATTAGGTGAAGGTAATATCTGATTTGTTTTGTCATAGGTATAAGTGTAAGTTGATCCAGGGCACCCGTAGTAATTGTAATGAGAAATAGCACCTTCCACAATATAAGCCGTTCCGGAAACGCTCCTTTCATATTCAAAAACACCAGCACCATCACCGGTTATGGTTTCCTTTATTTTCAACATCAAACCATAGCCAGTGACATCCAGTGGCTGTGTTCCTGCTGCATCAGAATAGAAATTAATGTACTGATCATATATGGTCTGATTTCCAATGACAGTTTCATCTGTTGGTATTGCCATCATTTGCATCATTGGTTCTTCACCGCCACCTGAACAGTTCTGTGTGATGTTTACCTGTTCCTGGTTTAATTTTCTGTACTTCACATAAACCTGTTGCAACGGGAAAACAGTGATGGAAACACGGCCTGTGTCAGTGTTGTTATTGGAATCTTTCAGCGTATAATCAAACCAGTCATTTCCGGTGAAATTTGCCGGTGGCGTATAAACACAGGATCCTGAAGCATAGATCTGAACAGATCCACCGGCTGAAGTGGCCTTTGTTTCCGGTACAACAGAAAGGGCACCGGCACCAGTGTCATTGGAAAGAACATTGCCAATGGTCAGCGGTCTATTTTGACCAGTGCTGAAGGCTTCATCCCCTGCTATTGGAATAGGTGATCCAGGATGAACAGTTATAGCAACCTGGCCATTGTTTGAAGGTGCTTGCCATCTGTCTTTGAACCTGTAAATGATCAGATCCTGACCAGTGAAGCCAGTGTTTGGTTTGTACCTGATTTTTCCGTTTACAACGGATACTGTTCCGGATGCACTTTTGTACACAATTTCAAGTGTTGCAGGATCCACCACACCTTCATCATCTTCATCATTGGCCAGCACATCAATATCAATGGCCAGGTTCATGAAGGTTTCAGCCACATCAGGAACAGCCACCGGTGGATCATTGGTGGAAAGTCCTTCATCAGCTGGATACAGCAATGTTAAGGTCAAATTTTCTTTATACAGATCAAAAGAAGCTTCAGCCACGGATCCTTCACCTAGTTCAGTAGCAACCAGGTTTTCCGGATCAAAGTCTTCACCACAACAAAGGGAAACATCCAAAGTGACTTGTTTTTTGGTAGGGATCACAGTGATGGCTGATGTGGGCACATTGTTCATTGAAAAAGCATAAAACACCCTTTCATGTCGCCAAAAGTTTTTGTGTAAATGTGCCCATGACAAATAATTGTTCAGGTAATTTCCACCCATGATGGTTCCTTCAGTGATGATTTCATTTTTATCATTACAGGCAACCAAAACAAAACCATCATCACTGATCACCTGGCTGTCTGAAGCTGGGTTGTTCAGTGCCAGTGTCACATCAGTCATGATGTTTTCAACAATCCAGTCCTTATCTTCTTTGTCACCCTGTCCCACACATGAATTTGAATACACAATGGGCACCCCTTTAAAGTCACCATATTGATATTTTTCATCAGCAAACTGGAAGACTTCCCTTCTGGGCATGTTGTCTATATCATAAGAATATTTCCTTTTTCCGGATCTTAATCTTTCATCCCTTCTTCCAACCAGGTTCAGTCCAATACCTTTCCTGAAGTATGACACGTGTTCAATGATAAAATCACCTTTTTCATCAATATCCCACTTCAGCTGGAACATATTGCATATATCTTTATTAAGCTTATCAAATGTTAAAAGCCCAATACTGGCATTACTGGTGCTATTTGGCCTTTTTACATCTGATTTCTGGAAGATGATCAGGTTGTCCACCTTTGATTTCTCACCGGTTACATAATTTGTGTCATTAAATGGACTGTATGCAATCCCACCTGTTCCCATGTACAGCATGATTTCTTTCTTGTCAGCATCATAATATTCATAACGGACAAAGTGAACATTTGCAGGAATGTCTGCAATCTTTACCGCCACTGAAGATCCTGGAACCGGTGGCGCAAGGGAAACAAAGTTTTTGTTTGCATCATAAAAGCCATTGATGTCCCTGCCACCCAATGTCCCAGGGTTTTGAAGCCATAATTCTTTTCCAGGGATCACCCTGATGAAGTCTGTCACCTTATTGAAAACATCTGCATTTGGAATGATCTGTCCCTGTTCATTTAAATCAGCGTATGGTGTTGATTTCAAAGGATTAATCAGATTTACATTCATCAAAGGATCAGGATCCCAATTGAAGAAACGGGACTTCACACGCATTGGAAAACAGGCCATGTTTGCAAAACCCTGATACACTTCCTGAAGTTTTCTTCCATTGTCAATGGTTCCACCTACCTGATAATCATAACCATTGTCATACTGGCCACCATAGGATCTGAAGCCATACAAAGCCGGTGGTTTTGCGTACCTGTCCACGCCAATGGAAACCCAGGGATGTGTTAAAGGAACTGTTGATGTGATCACTTCCCTGACATAAGTGATGTTAAAAGTGTTCTGGTCAGGGAATTCAGGGTTGTTTACTGAATAATAACTTTTTATTGTCCATCCATCAGCCTGGTCACCGGATCCACACCATTCATTTCCGGAACCATGTGCCCCTGAAGAACACTGAAGTGTTTCAATGGTGCCCTGAACCAGTTTCACGGTCTGGTTTGTATAGGCAATAGAAAGGATGTTCTGTTCTACGCTTTTATTCTCATTATAACAGGTATAATTGTCTTCCACTTCAGCTTCAATTGAAGCGGTGCATTGATCTGGATCCCAGTCAGCATTGTTCAGAAGTAACCTGGCCACAAAGAATGGATTGAAGTCAGAACCACACTTCTTTTCCACTACCAATGTAATGGGATCACACCTGTACTGTGATGTTTCAAAGATCCAAAGCCAGTGAAAGTCTTCACCCATGAACAACATCTTTCCTTTCAGTTCTTTGCGGAAATAAGCGTTTTCTTCACCTTTTTCCCATGAAACAACTAAAGCGTTCCCATTTGCAGGGAACACTTCCTTTGAACCAGTCCGGCCAATTGCAGTGAATTTATATTTTATTTGGTCTTCCATATCTTCTGTTTATGATTTTCATTGTGAATTACCAGGATGTAATCACCCATGTCCATGATGGCTGGTGTGGTCTTCTTTTCCATCTTTGCCAAACGGCTTTCAATAGCCTTCAGATAAGCTTCTGATTTGCTGGATCTGTCCACCACCACTGTTCTGGATGTTTCAACTATGGAAACATTATTCTGGCTGGCTTCTTTTGAACTTTCCATCTGTGCATAAACACCAGTACCATGAAGTAATTCCTGAATTGAAGTATCAAACATTGACAGGCCACTGAAATCATCAGCATTAATGGCCTTCAACAGTTTACGGTGTTTAGCTGAAGACTTTCTTTTGATGACTTCTTCACCTTTTTCAATTTCCAGGATCCCACCATCATTTCCATCCATAGAAATGTATTTGTTCCCACCTTCAGAATGGAGTTTTCCACCGGCTGTTCCACCATCAGCCAGTTTGGTGGCATTAAAGGCCGTGATTTTGGCAACGGTAAAGGCACCAAACATGGTGGCAATGGCAGCAATGGCCAGCGGAACACCAATAATTGGGATTTTAGAAAACACTTTAAAGATGTCCGTGGATGCTGTGATCAAATTGGATCCCTGTGCAACACTGTCAGCGATAATTTGCACCCTTTGAAGTGCCTGTTGACGTTTTTGCGCTTCTTCCTGCTGTTTTAACAGTTCATCCCTTTGTGCTTTTTGCGCCTGAAGTGTCTTCTGTGCATTCTCATAATTGTTGGCATACCCTTTATCCATCAGATCTTTTTCCCTGTCCACGGCTTCTTCCTGCTTGTTGATCAGTTCATCAATTGCATCAATTTCTTCTTTAATGATGTCCACTTTTGCCTGTGCAGCTTCAGCCAGACCACCGAACAGATCAGAAGTCACCTGGCCAGCCATTGCAGCTGCATCAGCATAATCCATCAGTTTATCACCGTTAATCCCTAAATAATCAAACAGGTCACCTTTTTTGTCTTTCCCAATGGCATTCACTTCATCCTGTGCTTCTTTGATGGCTTTCATCAGTTTGTTGACTTCTTCAGTTTTGGCTGGATCCGTAGCAATCAAAGCCAGCCTTTTCTTTGCAAATTCAATGTTTATCTTCAGGATCTCTGTCTGGGTTTCCCTTTCAAAAGAAACTTCACTTTGATTTTCCCTTTTCTTCCTGGCATATAGGCCAGACAAAGCCAGATCTTCCTGTTTCTGAAGACTTTCATCCATTGATTTGATCTTCACATCAGTCACTTCTTTTTCCTGCTGGATCACCAGTAATTTTTCCACTTCAGTGGTCATTGTTCCGGCTTTTTTTGCGTTCTGCCTGATCAGGTCATATCTTTCATTGATGGCGTTAATCTGTGCATCCGTGTCATCTTTTAAAACACGTGCAATTTCACGCTGTGATGATTGTCTGGCCTTCAGGTCATCTTCTTCACCTTTTTTAATGATAGCTGTGACACGGGATTTTGACTGGCTTTCTTCTTCTTCAATTAAAGCATTGATCTGTTTAACCAGTTCAGGAAATATGGTTCTTCTGTTTTCCAACTCCCTGACACGGTTTTGTGATCCAACGGTTTCAGCTGCAACAGCCTTTGTGGTGGCATCTTCAATTGCTTCAATCTGTGAACTGTAAAAATCATTTTCCAGTTTTACACGTTCCGCATTTAATTGCTGTATACGCTGCAACCTTTTGTTTTCGGCCTTTTCATCTGCTTTATCCCTTCTTTTCTCGGCTTTTCCAGTGATTTCATCAATTTTCAACTGAAGTGCATCAGCTTCATCCAGCAATTTTTGCCTGTCTTCAGCGTTTCCACCTTCAATGCCAGGGATGATGTTTTTTGCAGTGGCACGTAAATCAGTGACCTTTTGTTCCATTTCAACCACAGAAAGGATGCCTTTTGCCGTTCTTTCAGCCTTTGCACGCTCCATGTTCTGATCCTTCAGGTTTCTTAAAACATTTTGAGCAGCAACCAACTGTTCACCAAAAGCCTTTCTGTCATCATCAATTTTCCTTTTACCACGTGTGGAAAAGGCACCATCATATTCATTTAAAACTTTGGTGTATTTACTGGAAAGTTCCTGAACCAGCTTTTCCTGGTTATTGATCAGTATGCCCAAAGCACGTGAACTGGCATTTGAAAGATCCCCAAATTGCTGTTGTGCTTTACTGGTTAATTCACCAATAATTTTATTATCAGCAATATTGGGATTGAACATCCTAGCAAAGAAGCCAGCCACAGCCAGCTTTGCATTTGCCCAATTTGTTGACATCCTTCCAACTTTATCAGATAAGGTGTCCACGTAAGCACCTGAACTTTGCATTTCCCTTTCAATCAAATTGGAAACAGCGGTGGTGAAATCACCTGTCTTTTTAAACTCCTTTTGAATGTCAACAATAGAAATCCCTAAATTATCAATGATCCTGGAAGATTTCCTTCCAAGACCATCAATGATGTTGTTCGTTAATTTGTTGACATCTTCACCGGTTGCAGCTGCCCTTTGTGAAGCAAAAGCGAGGAAACCACCCAGTTTTTCAATCGGGATATTAAAGTTATTAGCCTTCACAGTCAGCTTTTCCAGTTCCAGATCAGCCACAAAGCCATCTGTTTCTTTCCTTAACTTTTTCATAGAAGCACTATCACCCAGCCTGGAAAATGCACGTTCAATACCTGAAGCCTTCACACCCAAACTGAACAGTTCCTTTCCGAATTGGACAACGGTGGTCAAAGCAAAGGCAATACCCAAAGCTGAAGCAATATTGTTCAGGCCATTGACCAATCCCCTGGTTTGGTTTGTGGTTCTTTGGATCCTGTTCCCCATTTCATCAAATCCCTGCCTTCCAGCGTTGGTGGTCTGCCTGATTTGACGTTCCAGTCTTTCAATGGCCACATTGTATCTTCTGATGGCTGCTGTGTCCGTGGCCTGTGTCAGTTGGTCTTTATAGGTTTGCAAAGCCTTTTTCAGCTGTTCAATTGACTTTGTGGTGGAATTTAAAGCGGTGGCCTGTTGTGTGATGTTCCTTCCCAGATTGTTGGCAGCATTAGCAGCATTGTTAAAGGTCTGCTGGGTATTATTCCCCATGTTCAGTGCTGTCTGGTTCAGATCCTGAAGGATCCCTTTTGCCCTTCCAGCATCCCGAATCATTTTTTCAAGATCCAGTCCTAATGGTAAATTATATTCATTCATGGGTTTTATTTTTGTGTGCTTAATTTTTTACGTTCCAGGTCAGCTTCAAATTCATCCATTAAGTAAAAGAATTCAATAAAATCTGATCTTCTTAAAGAATCATACTGGCTTTTATCACCTTTTGAAAGGTTCCAGAAGACTTTTGTCCAGTATTTCCTGTGTTCCAGGACTTCCAGGTGGATGTATTTTAAAACTTCCTGATTTTTAACGCTGTTAGAAGTTGGTTTTCCGTTTAGTGGGAACCGGAATGGATGGCATTCACTAAGCCTTCTCCCAAACCTTTTACTTTTAACAGCGAAAATTCCAAAAAACCATTGATCCCCAAACCTTCAGCCTTCCAGTCTTCAATCTTCCTGGTGATCATATCTTCTGTGATGGTGCCACGGTCTTCATCTTTAGCATTCATGAACAGGGCGCAAAACTTCAGGATCATTGGTTCACGGTGGTATATTTTGGAAATCCCGTTAACCATGTTATGTGCCATGATCACAATGGAAGAAACCTTGTTTTTATCTACCATGTCAATCACTTTGAACCAGTTTTGTTGCATTTCTTCGTATTCCACGCCAAAACCCAATTGAATAACCAGTTCATTCATGAAGATCCAGCGGTCAATTGACAGGTTGTCTTCAATAAAATATTCAGTACCGTTTGCCGTGAAAGGCTGTCCATTGCTGGGTATTTCTTTTAATTCCATAATTATTTGTCTAGTATTTGGTAATAAATGTATGTTACAATTTTGGCCACAAATATGGTTTGCATGATAAACCACAAATGAAGCCACCAGTGATATTGAAAGTTATTTTGAACCAGAACCATGTAAAAGTAAAACCAAAGCGCCCACTGTCCGGAAACACAGTACTGGCACCCAATTAATGGCTTGAATAACCATTCTGGAAGTTTACGTTCTAAAAAGTCAAAAACCTGGTTCAAAATCTGACCTGGTTCCGTTAATATGTTCGAGAAAGTGAAGGCTGAAATGGCAATGGCCACTGTTAACCAATTTAGAAGAAGGATGTTCATGTTTTAGCAGTTTAAAGGATTAGGATCTGGCATCATTGGGACTTTGCAGTGTTTAGGGATCCCAAAGGTGACATCCAGGTCAATGGCAAAGAAGTCATAAGGTGGCATCAGGAATTGTGTTTCCTTTTCATCATAATCATAAGCGGTGAACAGTGCGCTGGTGTTCGCTGGTATGCTGGCCACTTCCACCTTCACCTGTTTGAACACCTCATAATTTACCGGATTTGTACACAGCAGACTGATCATTTCATTCATGGCCTGGGATCCCATCTGGTTGTCAAACTTTTCCTTCAGAAGCTTCTGGTTCATCCAGACCACCAAACGCAAACGGGAACGCCAAAAGTTCAGGCCGGTGTGTCTTCTGCCAGTGTCCACCGTGGATCCACCATCTTCAAAATAAAGCATCCCTTTCAGCTTGCTTTCTGGAATAAAGTGAATGCTGGTAGCTTCAGCCAGTGAACAGTTGGCTGGTGCCTGATGTACTGCTGAAATCGGGATCCTTTTGATGTTGGATTTTCCATCAACAGCTGGGATCACTTTTTGAATGACCTGAACAATGCCACCAAATTTTTCTATGTATGGAAGATTGAAAAGTCTGGCCATTAAGACCATTGAAAGATATTTGTTCATTTTTAGGTGATTAAAATTCGTTTATAAACATTACCTACTAACTGAATAGCACGGTTTCCAATCATTTGGCGTTGTGTCAGATCAGGTGTCAGAAACCTTCCATATCTGATCATGTTGTGGTACATTTTGCGTTTGGCTTCATCATTACGGGCACCTATGATGGAATAGAAGATATTGGAAACACGCTTATTTTGATCAATACCAGTGGAATTCAACATCTGGCCACTGTAATAAACATCAACATATCCCACCTGAAGTCCCTGCGCATTTCTTAACTGTGCCCAATTTGTACGTTCCCCCTTTTTGATCTTCGCATCCAGGAAGGATTTTCCAGTGGAATTCAGTTCTTTTCCCTCTAAATAATGGGCTGAATACAGTTTTGGTGAATAGGATCCAATACCTGTCTTTTTGATCTGCTGGATCTTTGAAACAAGAAAAAGACCAGCCACATCTGTTGAAATGGCTGGCATGGCAGCGGTCAATTCCTGTTTGAACTGATCCATCCTTCTTATTGCATCTAAAATTGTTAAGGCCATTACAGAAGGATTTGTGTGACTTTTAATCTTTTGGCACCTGAACAGGTATAGCAATCATTGATGGAAAGGTCAATGTTTTGCACCAGGTATCTGATCCGGATCCAGTATTCAGTATCAAACAGGTTCATGTTTTCTTCAATGGTTTCCCTGTTGGCCATTGTGTCCTGGGTAATGGCATTTGAAGAAAGAACAGCTTTGTGTATTTTCCAGCCAGCTTTATACATCACAGCATGTGCAACATACTTTGACCATTCAGCATTCACTTTGAACATTTCACAGATCATTGCTTCAGAATTACACCTGATTTCAGCATCCAGAACAATCCCGTTTGAATAATCTGAACCAGACCATGATCCCAGTGAATTGATGTCATCACCAGCCACACCAGCATAATTGACCATACCTTTCAGCACGTGTTCTTTCCTGCCACATCCACATGAAGCAAGATTGTTCCGTGGTTTCCCTGCTGCCATGTCATAAAGGAAGAAATATTCAATATTTCCTTCATTTTCAATCTGCAATGGAAGGATCAGTGGCTGTTCCAGAAGATTTTCAGTGTATTGGTTTGCATTGGACTGAACACCTTCAATGGTTTCTACCAGTTCATATTGATCAATGTCAGCATACCTTCTGTAAACTTCAATATTGAACAGGGATGTGGTGTTCAGCAGAATTCCCAGTCCTTTGATCACCATTACACCACCGGCTGTTTCTTTCACCGTGATCTTCAGGCCGGCAAACTCTTTGTTGATGTCCAGAACTTTATTTGATGACCTGGATCCAATGAAACCAACAAAATTACTGGATTTGCGTTCATACTTTTCATTGATATTGGCAGCAATGTCACCGGCTGTTTCTGCCACGCTGGTTTCAATGATGTCTGTATAAAATTCATAAAGCTTTTCACATGATATGATGTCCTTCACAGTGTCCATTGAAACAATTCCATCCAGCTGATGAATGTAAAAGCCTGATTTGCTTTGTTTATACCAGTCTTTATCAGCAGCAACATCACCTTCAGCTGGGATGGTCATTTCATCATCAAAACAGTCACAACTTTTTTTGGTGACACCTACAATTTTATTTATACATTCTACATTATTTGTCATAATAACTTTTTTTATAAACCAAAAGTAAATAAAAAACCCTGAACAATTGATTTGTCCAGGGTTGGTGTTAATTCTTGATTAAATGTTAGTTAAAACATTAAGGTGTCACGGTAAAGGACTGAATTCCAGTGTTGCCAGCTTCACATAAGAATGGATTAACAGCAATTAGACCACGGAACTTGAATTTCCATGAATAAACTTCTGAATCCTCCACGCATGTTTGCTGGTATTTCACATCCAAACCTAAACCTGGGTATCCAGGAAGATCAATTGAATACTTTGTATAATCATTGTATTCTTTTGGAACACGTGGCCATTTTTGGCGTGACTGAACAGCCATTGCACCACGGTCAATCAAATATGTGTTATCAGAAACACCTGCCTTTGCAAAGCCTAAAAGGTCATTGTAGTACGGGAACATTTCAAACAATGCACGTTTGGTTTTACCATCGTCATTCAATGAATCAGCCATTGCCAGGATACGAGCCTGAAACAAGTTCTTTCCATCTAAAATGAAGCTGCTGTTTGAACGCAAGATGGTCAACATTTGCATCCAGTAAGGGTACATGGTTTCAATGTTGAAATTTGCAGCTGGGACAACTGTGTCACCATCTAAAGTTGTAAAAGCAGCTAAATAAGGGTTTACACCTTTATTTGCATCCACCATTGCAATGATCTTTGTGTTCAAAAGTTCAATGATGTTTTTAATTTTGGAAAGCATTCCCTTTGCAATGGTTTCATCCTTATCCAGAACAGAAGTCTGATAATCTTCTTCACGGATTGAAAAACAGTCAGATAAAAACGTATTGTTTTTATAAGTTTTTGTTTTAGGATCTGGTTCATCACATCCTGTAATATCACAGGCATCAGCATCAGTTTCAGTGGTGGCTGTGTCATCACAGAAGTCAGCCCATTTCACAGCCACTTCACGGTCTTTGGATGGATCCTTCAGTTCAGGAAAGGTGGCAGTTTGGTTTTCCCTGATCGCTTTCAAGGTTTCACCGTTTGCGGTGTAAAATTTCTGGTTTTGTGGTTCTTTCCACATTTGATCCAGTTTCACCTGAATTTCTGCCAGTTTGGTTGGTGTAAAATCGCCTTTAGCCATTTGTTCTTCTTATTTAAAAATAGGTTGTTAATTCAGTTAATTAATCACTGAACTGTTCACCATACGTTTCTTTTAAGGCCACTTTTTGGTCAGTGTCCATGTTCGGATCTGTCAACAGTTCAAGATATTCAGTACTATTTGCAGGTTTTTTTCCGCTGTATTCTTTGGATTGTTGCTGGTGCTGGTTTCCAGTTTTGTTGCCTGGTGTCTTCCGTGGATCCACTAAGTTGAATTCAAAGTTTCTGTCCACAATACCTTCAACAAGTGTATTGAAGTCTAATGGATTTCCATGTGCATCATTTAACTGTTTACCTTCAGCATCCAAAGGAATTAAAGATCCATCAGTCCCTTTCATGAACTTCTGTCCTTTCAATTCATCAATCAGAAGTTTGTTCTTCATGGTACTGGCCTTTGTGCTATCCTTTGGAAGTATTGGGTTTTTACCTTCCAGAATGGCCAAAGCTTTGGATGAAGCATCTGACATGATTTGTGCAGTGGTTTGTTTTTCCTGTTCTAAACGGATGGCTGTTTCCTTTTCAGTTTCTTTATCCTTCAGCTGTTGTTTGTAGGATCTTTCTTTTAAAATGAAGGCTGGTATTTTGGCCAGATCTTCTTCAGTTACTTTGGAAAGATCAACGCTGTCACCTGGTTTGCCAGGTTCAGGAAGATTTGTTTCTATATGGGTTAACAGTTCATCCCCTTCTAGGTCATCAGTCACATTGAACACTTGCTTCAGCTTTTTTTCAAATTTGGTTGCTGTATCCTTCTGGCCTTTTTTAACTCCATTGTTAAATCTTTCAGTGGCTTCAGTTTTAAAGGTGGTTACCTTTTCAGCATCAAGACTTTTTAAAATTGCTTCGGCTTTGTCATCATTGACTTCATCACCTTCAACCGCATCTTTTAGATCATCGGCAAGATCCATTTCAGATTTCTTATAAAGCGTTTTCGCTACGCTCAAAAACAATGCTTTTTTCATGTTTCAGTTTTATTGTTTGCTGGACATCCAGCTGGTTTTATTATTTACTGGTACTGGTTTTTAAATCGGCTGGTTTTGCTTCTTCTTCTTCATAAATGAAGGCATCTTTCAGCATTTTATTTGCCTGTAAGGTCTGAACATCCTTTGCATCTGCTGTGAATGTTTTTCCAGTGGCCTTGTTGGTATATTTTAACTTTGCCATTATTCAGTTTCTCCTTTCTTAATCATGATAGGTTCACCAACCTTTACACCTGACATTGCCAGTGCAGGATTAGTGTCCAGGTCTTCCTGTGTCACAATGTGTTCAATTTCATCACCTTCATCATCATCTTCTTTTTCGGAAATCGCTTCACTCATTTCTTCAACAGACATTCCTTCTGCTGGATCCTTTCCAAATGCGAGAACATAAGCTTCAAAGGCTGCTTTGTGTGCTGATGTGGCAATCTTTTCAGATGTTGATGTGTTTGCTGCTGATTTTGCGCTTTCCGTGTTTAATGAAAGATCAGAAGGTTTTCCTTCCACTTCTTTCCATCCATCTTTGTCAGGTGGTAATGAATTCCAGACTAAGTAATTAAAGTTTCTCTGAACTTTACCCCTTACTGCTGAAATCATTTTTGTGCCTTTCAAAGCTTGCTGATCAGTACTGGAAGAAGAAACGGCTGTTCCTGGTTTCCTGCTAGTTGATTTTTTGACTTTTGACATGACTAATAATTAAAGGTTTTAATGAATTGTTACATCAAAGATATATAAAACTATACCAAACATACAAATGTGGCTGTGGTGGCCTTAAAAAGCATAAAAAAACACCAGCTGGAACTGGTGTTCGGTTAAATTGTATGATGTAGATCAGAAAGCTTTGTAAATGTAAGTATAATTTTAAAGATTGTATGGTACTTTAGAGAAACCACGGCCTTCCAGATCATTGGCAATGTGTTCAGTAATGAACACGGGCATGTGTTTACAATTGATGCCACCCATGTCAATGGCTGGATTATAGGTGGGAACATCAATTCCAATGGGTGAAGGGTTTTCATAAGGCCACTGTTCACCCTCTTTCATGGTGTAAATTCCATGTATCTTCTTACGACAAAAAGCACGTGAACTTTTGATGATGATCCCAGCATAAATGAACTTCTTCAGTTCTAAGGCTTCAGCAAACTGGGCTGAAGCCATCCGGTCAATCTGACTAAATGAATCATAAGCAAATTTGGAATAAAACTTGTAAATGGCACCACCTTTATCACCGGAACCAACTACAAAACCCTGAAGTGTCTTTCTGAAGTCCACCACCTTTGTCTGACTGGTGACATTTTTGAAGAACAATTCCCTGACATCGTTTTTCACAGTGTTCATTTTAACCAGGTCATCCAGATACCCACCTGGCTTCACAGCACCATTTCCATCAAATCCCAGTCTTTTGTTCACCAGATCCACAATGGTTTTCTTTGTGGTGCCAAACAACACCCTGTTCACTGCCATCCTGGAATATAAACCAGCATTATTGGAAACAACTTTCTGAAGCTTATCAATCAGCTTTGTCATTAAGGCCAGGCCACTGGTGATCATGAAGGTATTGAACAGTGCATCCACTTTCCCAATCAACAGGAAATTATTCCGGTTCTTTTTGATCAGGCCATCTTCGACTTCAAAGTCATCCAGCAGCAGTAGCAACAGAAGGATCAATTCCCTTTCTGACATCTTCACATCTTTGTTCAGGAAGGCTTCAGGAACTTCATCCAGATAGATTGCATTCCTTTCAGCCAGTTCTTTGATATTTTCCCACTTTATTTCCATTATGCAGCAGGATCAATGTCATCTTCTTCTTCTTTCACCACAATACCTGGAAGGACTGGCTGTTTAGGTGTTAATTCAGTGATGTACCTGGCCACAATTTCATCAATAACCTTTTTCTGTTCAGCTTGCTTCATCAGGTAAAAGTTTGGACTGACCACTTCAGCTTCTTCCATAATATCTTCAAAGTTCAGCTTCAGCACCTTTTTGTATTCTGTTGTTAGGACTGAAGACAGGGCAAAAGCAATCTGATCATCAGTCAGACCACGGAAAGGAAGGAATTTCTTCTTCACTGTGTATTTTAATAAACCTTCAGGATCATCCACAAATACCTGATTTGCCAGGTCATCTTCCACGCTATCCTTTACAAATGATGGTGCCCCTGAATCATTGATGGTCTTCATTTCGTTGTACAGGATTTGTCTGGACTTCATTTTGAAATCAGCCGGATACCGGTGAACAAAGGTCACATCACCTGAATATCCCAGCAGTAATGCAATGGCATTGCACACATTGAGATAAACAGCTGAAGATTTATTTGCAAAGGCCGTTAAGGTGTCATAAACAGAATCCATGTCCTGATCCTTTTCTGTTGCAGTGGCCACGGTGGTCTTCTGAACCAGGACTGTTGAATTGAAGATGGCCTGATGGATCTGTGGTTCAAACTTATCAATCTGTTTAGACTGGAATTCCAGTAATTCAATTGGTGGCGCAAAATAGGCCATCATTTCATTCAGTGGAATGTGGTCAGCTTTACTTTCTGGAAGTGGCATGGTCATCACATCCTGTGAAGAACTGTGAAGCCTGGCACCAGTGCCTTTGCAGCCTGAACAGATGGATCCTTCAGTTGTCCGGCCTGATCTACACGCATGACTGACATTTTTATCATCCAGGTATCCTGGGCATGGTGATACATAAGCAATTTTCTGTGGGAACACGTGGATGGCATTGGTCAGGTCAAATTCAGATACTGATTTGATTGACTTTTCAAAATAACAGATGGCTGGATGAAGTTCAGAAACATAAGTCCTTCCATCAGTTTCCAGATCCCTTTTATACCCTATACGGAACATTTGCCAGTCTTCCAGTTTGGTGTCATATTCAGAAAAGGCAAACCACCCCTTTCCACTGATTTCAATGGCTGTTTCATCTTCCTTCAGATCCATTGCCTGAACAGGCTTGTTGTCACTGATCTGTCTTAATACATAGCTGAATTCACCACAATAAATTGTGTACTTGTCACCATCGGTCATTTCTTTTTTCAGTTTCTCACCCACACCAGAAGTTTCCTTCACATACTTCACAGGCTGTTTCACAATTAACCAGTCAACATTGTTGTTTTCAATCTCAAAATTGACAGCCATTTCAGCCTTAACTTCAAACGGATAAGCATTTGGTGTGCTTTCTTTTGGATCGAAATCATCAAATTCAATCACAATAAAGGTGTTCGGATCTATGAAGGAAAGTTCAATGAACCTGTTCTTCAGCCAGAAGTCCAGTCCACCTTCTTCATTGTCGGATCCATAAAACAAATTCAGTTTGTTCTGGATGTCCATGACAATCTTCTGGTTCTTCTTCAGTGTCGGGATGATCTTCTTCACCACACGGTCTGTCCTGGGTACTTTGTAGAAGGGTTTCATCACAGATGATGACAGTGCCGGTGTGATCACTTTGGTGATGGCTTTACGCTGGTTAAATGCCAGCAGATTTTCCCGTGGATTAAATTGAAGCAGCAGACTTTCAATGTTTTTCCCTGTGATAATCTTTTTGTAAAGATCTGCCAGTTCAACCGTTCTTTTATAGTCTGGATGCCTTAATTCTTTTTGAATGGTGCTTATCACCGTGTTTAATGCCTGGTCTTTGTTAAGTTTCATAATGGGCTGTGTTTCTTTCTGTTCAAAAATAGACACTTTATTTTAAAATTCGTATAAAGCACAAAAGGCCATCATTTCTGAAAGCCTTTTCTTCTTAATTAATGAATTTTATCTTTAATATTTCCGGTGTCATCCACAACAACAGGGATCCAGTCTTTAAACTTGAAAGCTTTGTCCAGATCTTCCTGTCTACATGTGAACACAGTGCCACACTTTAGGTGTTCAAATTTATACAGTGGTTTGGTCAACTTCTTCCCACCTTCCCTGTCAATGATGGTGATCAATTTTATCAGCATGTCACCCAGATAAACAATTCTGAATATTTGGTCAATTTTAATCACCACAGTCTTTTTTCGGTTCCTTCCCTTCCATTATACCACTGGCCATGTATAATCCATTAGAGAAACCACGGACATAATCACTTCCGTTATTAGGTGCCACACAATGATCTTCCATGATCTTGTTTAGTTCAGACACCCGTTCTTCAAAGGTTTTAACTGAAGCTGAAGGTTCAATAAATTTAAAATTACTGGGATGAACCATTTCAATAGATCCATCAGGCATTTCAATAATAGCCACTGAATAACTGGAATTATCTTCAGTGTCCAAACCCCATGATAGGAATATACCTTCAATTCCTTCTTTCCATTTCTTATCAATCCACTTTTTAAAAAGCACTTTTCTCATTTTGTTATTATTTAGGTTAAAAATTATTTACGTTTCCTTTGCCTGGCCAGTGTTCTTTTATCCGGCCTGTTTCGCCACTTCTTCTGTTTAGGTGGTTCATTGAACAGGAAGTTCTTTGGTGGATCTTCACTGGTGCCACTGTCAACCATATCAGGCCATTCATTCAGATGGAAGTCCTTCAGACGAACATCCAAACCATTGAATTTGTCAACCATGTAATCATCCAGGCTTCTTTCCCGTGGAAAAGTCATTTCCCCTGGGTAATTAAACATAGGAAGATCAATGTGGCTGGCTATCCCTATGCGGTTTTGCATTGCATCAGCCAGGATCCGCTGGATGATAGCTGTTTTTCCTGCCTGGATACCACCGGCAACCAGCACAAAACCACGCATACCTTCAGCAGCACCAGACATGCTTTCACCCAGTTCATGAAAGCTTTCACCCATCA